AGATATGTTCTGTTGTGCTTTTTTACTTTACCTTGTTCGTTTGTAATTTCAAACTGAACTTTTGCGAGGTAGAACGCCATAACAATTCCTTTGGAAATGTGAGTTAAAATGTTTATATTTGATACTAACATAATGAATTGTTGTGAAACAAGCAAGCACTTTTTGAAATTTTTTTTACTAATTATTTATTTGAAGGGATTTGATGAAACGATTTATTTTATTATTACTATTAGTATCACCGATGCTTTGGGGGAAGGAATGGGTGATAAAGTTGGCAGTCAAAGATGTTCATATATTTTCGTCAGATACACTACGCCACCCAAGTTGGTATTCTGTAAAATATAAATTGAGGAATATGGTTAATCTTTCATTCTTCACAACTAAAGCGGTTGTTCCACCATTTAAGAATCACGATAAGATTTATCCCAATAATCCACATAACTGGCCATTTGTTTCCATTGATGATCCACACGAATGGGGTGTACCGAATCTAACACCACACTTAAACTTCAGCGGTCAAGGTGAGGTGCCAGCGATATGGTCAAAATACATCTTTGCAGGAACGCCATTACTTCTTAAAGACAGCATACCACAAAAGATACATCGTAACTCATTTACAACTGCCAGACGGCCGAGAACTGTGTTTGGCAGTCATAATAAGGATAGTGTATTTATCTACATAAATGATGGAATCAGAGTAGTGGACTTACCCAATAGATTGTTGGCATTGGGTTGCACAGATGCAATTAACATGGATGGTGGAGGTTCAACATTTCTATATCGTGGTAACAAATATGATTATGTTCAAATGCCAATTAAAAAAATGAGAAAATATCCAAATGTTCTTGCTTGGTAACAGATATTGCTTTGATCATATAGGCAAAATTGTTTATCTTGCCAGTGAACACGGAGAAAGTGTGAACACAGAAGAAAGTGCTAAGATCTAGATCTAATTAGATCTAATTAGATCTAATATAATATAGATATATAGATCTAATAGAGAAAATTAGAATAAAAAAATGCTTGGATTATATTTATATTTTCCGTATCTTTGAAAGATACTCAAAGTTCGTTCTTTGAAAATATGGTCGGTATATGTTTTAACCATATCGTTGGCATCAACGGAATGGTTCGTTAAATATATTATCCAATAATGAGGACAAGAATATGACTAACAAATGTAAACGGGTTATAGCATTATTCTTGATTGGCTTTTGTTTTCCATTAGTAGCAACAACTACTACTGTTAATAGAAGTGCTGAAGTTAAGGCGGCAACAATGAAGAATGTGTTATATTCATCTATCGTTTGGGTTGAGTCAAAAGGCAATGCAACCGCACGATCAAAGGATGGTTCACTTGGTATAGTACAAATTTTACCAGTAATGGTGAAGGAAGTGAACCGAATCTGTAAAATGAAAGGAATCAATAAAACTTTTACTTTACAAGATAGGCTAAATCCTGAAAAGTCTGAACAGATGTTTTGGATTTTTCAGAATTTCTACAATCCCAACATTAACTGGGAAACCATCACAATGAGTGATATGGAAATCATTGCACGGAAGTGGAATGGCGGTCCTAATGGACATAAAAAAGGTGCAACAAGGCACTATTGGAATAAGGTTTCAAAAATGGTCTACAAAGACCTTAAATTAAGGGGAATTATCACTGGTTAATACCAGTTGATATACGAGAGATTTTGTCTCAAAAGTTTACTAAATTTGAGACATTTTTTACATACCGACCATTTTTCTCTCGTAACATATCTATTTATCTGAAATGGAGTTTACAATTTTGGAGAATTAGGTGGAAATAGTATCATCATTCGTATTAGGGTTTGTTGCAATGTGGGTTGCATTAAGATTTGGTATATTGAGACCAACACATATTGAAAATAAACAAACAATGATTGAAATGGCAAACACATATGGGAATAATCAAAAAATCTGTAAAGAACTGAAAGATTATTCTTTGAAACAAATAAAACATGGCAATTATGAGTTTATAGAAGTCATAGATACAATAAAAAGGCAAAGTAATGACAAAACAAGAACATAAATTAAAATCCATGCTAAATTACTATGAAGTGGATTTGCGTGGAAAAAAAGATGAAAAGATGACTAAAAAGGCATTGAATAAATTTTTAGACACATTTAATCAGATTTATGATTTCTATACATTACAAGAAATAATGAAAAAAATAAAAGATAAGAGAAAAGAAGAATTGGGGGATGATGAAGAAAGGGATGATTTTATGTTTCCATTGAAAGATGAAGAAGAAAAAGATACATTTGAAAATGAAATGATGAAAAATCCAGAAGATTTTTTTTCAAAAAAAGATTTAACTGACAAAGATAAAAACTTTAATGATCCAATAGATACTGATGTAAATAAATTTCTGAAATGGCTTACTATGATACTATATTCAGGTGACCATTCGGTTATCATCACAGAAGATAAAACTGGAATCAATATAAAATTGGTAAAAATAAACAAAGGTAAAAAATAAGTTATGAGTATTACTGAATTAAGAGATGCAGTAAGATTAGTTTCGATCACAAACCCATCAGAATTAGTTCGATTTACCGATGATGGTTCAACAACAACAGTTTCACCAGAAGAATTGATAGTTTACATTGCAAGAGTAAGTAATCCAGATAATCAGATGAATATGGAAACTGCTCCTAAATTGATAAACTATTTAATTAAACACAAACACTGGTCTCCATTTGAATTTGTAGATATGACAGTTGAGATTGTAACTCGAAGAAGTATTGCAGCTCAAATTCTTCGTCACAAATCTTTTTCTTTCCAAGAATTTTCACAACGATATTCAACTGCAACAGAAGTTCAACCAATCGAGTTAAGAAAACAAGGAAAGACAAACAGACAAAGTTCAGAAGAAGTAATTCCAGATTTTACATTAGAACGTGATATTGAACAACATTTTGCAAATTCAAAAATGTTATATGATAAATTGATTAAACACGGTATATCAAGAGAAACAGCCCGTGATGTTCTTCCATTATCAACAGAAACTACTATGTATATGAAAGGTTCTGTTCGTAGTTGGATTCACTATTTGGAACTTCGTTGTTCACCAGATACACAAAAAGAACATCGTTTGGTTGCAGATGATATTAAATCTATTTTTGTCAATAACTTTCCGAACATTTCGGAATCATTAAATTGGAAATAATATAGGAATTTTTATGGAACAAATTGACGATAATTATGGGCAACTAGCACGAGAAATTATTTTTTGTGGTATAGGACCATACGAAAGTGTTTTGCATTTTGGTGCTTGTGATAACGAACTTAATTTAATTAAACAACTTGATGAGTTACAACTTGACATACAGTATACGGCTGTTGATCCAAAAGATGAAGTAAAAACATTTTTTACAGACTTTGAACCAATGGAAAGAACAATGCCATGGATTTCTATACAAGAAAGTATGCAAGAACATATTGATAATATAGAAGATGAAAGATACAATTGGACTATAATAACTGGAGTATTCGATAAACCAATTTATAGCGAAAGACAATATCAATACATCGATACTGTGATAAAAGAATGTTTAAAATTTTCGGACAATGTTCTTTTTACATTAAAAGAAACTTCATCAGAGACATTTCAATATAGTATGTTATATTTATTTTCACATTTGGTTGCCGAATATGATACTATAACTGCTAAAAAACTAATAGATAATCAATTTATTTTTCATGTTACAAAACAGTAAGGAGTTCGTTATGACAGAACAAATTTTTACAATAGTATTGCAATCCGTATTGCCTTTTTTAATCGGTGGTGGCGGTGTGTGGTTGTATTATCGTAATAAGTTTACGGAAGTATTGACAGAATTAGAAGACAAGAAAGTTATTATCAAAACTATTCATCAACACGCTGATGATATTGAAAGACAAAATGTTAAAAAGATGTCAAAAGAACACAATGCTAAAGTTGCTAAAGAAAAAGTTAAAAAAACAAAAAAGCCAGTCAAAAAGGTATTGAAAGGATAATTATATCTATAAATAATGTTCTAAGATTGGAGAAATGTATGAAAAAGTTTTTATTGTTATTCTTAATTAGTTTATCGATTTTTGTTGTTGGTTGTAATGAGAATCCACTTCCAACATCAGACACAACTCTTTTTGAAAAAAGAACACCAATTCAAAAAGATACAGTTAAAAGACGTATTCCTATTGAAAAAGTATTGCCTTGTTTGGGATTGACGAGAGAACAAGATAGTGTAATCCGCTTAATCTTGAAGGAATCAAAACAATGTGAAATTGAATGTAAAAATGAATTTCAAGATTGTATCAAAACACTTCGTCAAGAATACAATGCCAAATTAGAAAAATACAAAGGTGTTGAAAGAACAGAAGAAATTAAAAAAGAAATACAAACGATTACTTTTGAATTTCGTCAAACACAAAGAGATTTAGAAAAAGAATATAGAGAAAAAATGGCAGTCTGTGTAAAAAATACACACACTTACATTGAGACTTTATTAAGAAAAGACCAACTCACACTTTGGAATCTTTGGAAGGCAACTGGTAAAGTTCCATGTGATAGAGTTAAACCTTGATCTATTGTTCGGAATGGAAAGGGTAAACCCCTAATAGCCCCTACAACTTGTAGGGGTTTTTTTATACAAAAGGTTATGTTATGAAAATTTCTGTAAATACACTTCACTGGAATAATGTAGATAATAGAATACTACAATCACATAAAAATGTTATGAAACATTTCGATATTCCGGTTGAATATCACAATATGAATATAGAACATGGGTTATGGATGAATGCAGTTTGCCGTAATACTGATGCGGATATTTATGTATTTTTTGATGTAGACTGTGTTCCATTGAATCGTGATGTATACGATGAGGCAATTCACTATGTAACTGAAAATGATAGTTTATTTGGTAATGCACAAGTATCTAATCACATACACCCAAAAACTCATGTATTTGTTGCACCGTCATTTTTTGTAATAACAAAGTCTTGCTATGAACTTCTCGGTAAACCTACATTCTACCCAACCATTCGTTCAGATGTTGCTGAAGAAATCAGTCATATTGCAGATGAAACGGGTAAGAGATACCGTTGTTTATACCCAACAAAATTCGATGGTGTTCCTAAAAAAGATGGTGTATGGAGACTATCTAATTATGGTTATTATGGAATAGGAACTGTCTATGAAAATAAAACATATCATCTATTTGAAAGTAGATGGGGAGACCATATAGAATTATTCCAAAAAAGATGCCAACAAATTATTGCCAACCAATTTGATATGAATGGTATGTACGATAGTTTATCGGAGTTCTATGGACATAAAGTAAAATAATTTTGATCGTATTGATAAATTTCGTATATTGGTTTATTATTCATTAAACATTAACGCCAACCTATGAAACTTGGATATGCCTGCATCAACATGACTTTATCAAAAGATAAAATCACTACCAACCGTTCCATGATTAAGAAAACATTTCTACAAAAAGGTTTAGATTACTGTTCTGAACTTGCATATCTGAATGTTGTTGATATGGAAAAAATTATCAAATGGAATGTCCAAAACGGTATTTACTTATTCCGCACATCTTCTAATGTATTTCCTTGGGGCTCTGAATATGATTTGGAACAACTAAAAGATATTGATAAAATCAAAATTGTTCTGAAACGAATCGGTGAATATGCACACGAACATGGTGTCCGTCTATCGTGTCATCCTGGACCATTCAATGTTCTATGTTCACCAAATCCAGATGTTGTTAAGAACACAATAATTGACTTGGAATTGCACGGTAAAGTATTTGATATGATGGGATTGTCACATACACCATACAACAAAATCAATATACATTGTAACGGTGTTTATGGTGACAAGAATGCTTCACTTGACCGTTGGTGTCAAAACTTTCAATTACTATCCCATAGTGTCCGTTCAAGACTTACGATTGAGAATGATGACAAACCAAATATGTATTCAGTAAAAGACCTTATGAAGATACATGAATGTGTTGGTATTCCTATTGTATTTGACTATCATCATCACCAATTTTGCACAGGTGATTTAACGGAACAACAGGCACTTGAACTTGCCATATCAACATGGCCAGAAGGTATCACACCAGCCGTTCATTATTCTTCTTCAAGACTCAAAGAGACTGGTAATCCAAAAGAAAAACCACAAGCTCATGCAGATTACATATTAGAAAAAATCAACACATACGGACACGATATTGATATTATGTTGGAATGTAAAGCCAAAGAATTGGCTCTGAAACGGTATCTAACCGAATACGGAATATAAACCTAAAATCCCAAATGTTCATATTTATTCTTACGGAATTATGAACAACTTTGGGATATAAATGTTACACAAACTATTCTCTCTGAAAAATCTAATCTGGTTTTGTGCTATCGGATTAGCAGTATTTTCGGGATATTATTCTGTTTACGGTATATCCAAACTATTTTCCGGCGGTTCTTGGTCAATAGTTGGAATGGCCGCCATGTTAGAGTTTTCTAAATTGGTGGTAATAACATTCCTACATGACCATTACAAAACTCTAAAAACTGCTTTCAAAGTCTATCTAATGTCTTCCGCTGTTATTCTTATGATATTAACATCGGTTGGTGTTTATGGGTATCTCACCAATTCATACCAAGAAACTGCAAAAGAAATATATGAAACACAAAATAAAATTGCATTGATTGATAAAAAGAAAGAAATCTTCCTCGAACAAAAATCACAAATAGACACTCTCGTAAAACAAAAGGGACAGAGAATATCATCTTATGATCAATTAAGATTGTCACAAGAAAATTCTCTTAATAACCAACTGACACAAAAAAAGGGGACGAAGGGCTTACAAAAAAATATCCAATCTGTTGATAATTCTACTCAAACTCTAAATTCAGAAATATCGGAACTAAATCAAAAATCTATTGGTTTATCTGATAGTGTTGCTAAATTAGAACAAGAAAAATTAGTTCTTGAAAATTCAACATTCACATCAGAGATAGGACCGTTACTTTATTTGAGTAGATTAACTGGTGCTCCTATGGACATAATTGTTAATTGGTTTATACTCATATTAGTTTCGGTATTCGATCCATTGGCAGTTAGTTTAGTTATTGCAGCAAATCATTTGAAACATAAAGATAAAGAAAATAATTTATCACAACTATCAAAAGATAAAAAAGTTTTTGAAGATGTTTTAGATATTTTTAACTCACAAGAAAAAATAAAATCAACAGTAGAATCACAAATAACAGATGCTGTTACGGTAACTAAAAAACAAAAAAATAAAAAAGAAAAAAAACCCTTGGCGGTTACAACAGAAAATGTTATATTAGATCAAAATGAAATTGAAAAGACATTCTATGAAGAACAACCCAAACCCGATTTAGGATATAGGCGAGGAATATCTTTATAGTAGTGTCATTATTGTATTTTAACCAGGAGTTCTGTTATGAACGATTTTTATGATGGCGAAGAAGTTGTTGAAAAAGAAACAACTAACAATAAATCAAAAGAAAACGAAAATGATATTCCAGTTAGATGGAAAGAAGCAACAACACAAATGGATTACGGAATTGATGTTGAAGCATCTTCCGTTTTGTTATTCGGTGAAATAATGGATGGTTCCTTATATGATATTATCACTCGTATTAGAGCAATTCTTCATATGAGAAAAGATGAAAATAAAAACGATCCAATCAATCTCATTATCAATTCCGATGGTGGTTCTGTATATGAGGCACTTGGTATCATCGATTATATTCAAAGTCTTGATGTAAAGGTTAATACAATTTGTAGAGGTAGGGCTATGTCTGCTGCTGCTCTTATTCTTTGTGCAGGAACAGGTGTTCGTGCCGCTTCACAATACTCTACTATAATGTTCCATGAGATTAGTTCTGACATATACGGTAAATCTTCTGATATGAAAGCAAATGTTCAACATATGGAAAAATTAGAAGAAATACTTCTGGAAATACTCAAATTAAATTCAAACAAAGATATAGAATTTTGGAAAAATGTTACAATAAAAGATTATTACATTACACCCAAAGATGCTATAAACCTTGGCGTTATTGATCTAATAATTCCACCAAAACATAATAGAGGATGATATGATGATAACGATAATAGTATTAACTATATGTTTGGGTATTTCAATTTTTGTTAATATAAATTTGACAAGAAAGTTTGAACAATTAGATGAAATGGCACAAAATAGTATTGATGCTCTAATTGAAAATGAAAAGTTTTTAACAGAGTTAAGAAACAGAATACGGTCACAACAATCGTATTTAAGACAATTAGATAGGATTGGTTCGTTTGAAGCTGATGATGAAACTGGATATTTCTTCAAAGAAATGAAGGATATTGTAAATGATATTTCTGTTTACTTTGGTGAACAACCATTGGATGATGAAAAGAGAAGCATCATTCAAAATCAGAAACCTGCAGATGTTTCATTTCAGAAGGATTATTATTTATGAAACAAAAACGAAGTCCTAAAAAACCAAATGTTTACTTCACACAACAAACGGAAGATGCAATAGTATTGTATAATACATTAGAAGATGAATTTCAAAGAAATTTAATATACACACAAAAAATTCATCCTGCATTTTACAAACTTGCGGAAATTATGATACATAGATTTAAGTTCTATAATTTTGATGTATCACATGAAGATGTTAAACATGAAGTAATTTCTTTTCTACATGAAAAGATTACAAAGTATAAGGCAGAAAATGGTAAAGCGTTTTCTTATTTTTCGATTGTTGCTAAAAATTATCTTATTGCAGAAAACAATAAGAACTATTATCACTATAAAAGAAGTCAAGGAATTGATGCAATAGACTTAGAAAGAAATATTGTTAATGAAAAAATTAGACATGATTTAATAGAAGAAAAAAAAGACTTTATAGATATTTTTGTAAATGTTGTTGAAAAACATTTACCATTATTTTTTTCAAAACATAGAGATATACAAGTTGCAGACTCGATACTTTATCTTTTTAAAACAAGAGAAAATATAGAAAACTATAATAAAAAGGCAATATACATACTTGTTAGAGAAAGAACCGGAGTTGGTTCTCAATACATTACAAGTGTAATAAATAAAATAAAATACATTTATAGTAAAATGTATTTAGAATATCAAAAAGGAATGAATATAGAAAAAATGTCTTGGTATGATATTCAACATATTATGAACAATTGATATTTATTATTATGAATTTTAACGAAGAAATATTTGGTAGCAAAAAATTTTCTGATTTATTGAAAGACATTTACGATAATCAGAAAAAGAAAGATAGACAGATAAATTTACTTATTGCTGATTTAAAACCTATGTTAAATAATATAGGTGATGCTGCTATTTTAGTACCTGCAATAAAAGATTTTATGGAAGTTTCAGTTAAGAATGATGAACATTTAGTAAAATTAGCTGCAGTAATACAACGTGCCATGGGTAGTACAAATGAAGAATCTTCATCATTCTTAACTGATGAAGAAAAAGAAGCTCTATTAAAAGGTATAGAAGAAATCCAACAAGAACAACAGGACGAAAACATTGGCGCTCAACAATCAAAAAATAATAATTGATGGTTTTGAATATGAATATGTTGCTGCTGAAGTAGTAGAAGTTGATTACTTTGGTAATAACAGAGAAAAGTTATATTCCGTATCATGTAAAATTTTAAATCCATTTGGAGCACAGGCGACTGGTGATGTAATTAACGCTAGACCAATGGACTCTAATTTAAAAAATTTGCCAATAAAAGGTGAAGTTGTTTTTATTACGAAAGGTCCAACTGCGTATAATAGTGCAGGTAGGTCAGGAAGAGAATATTACTATTCCAATCCCATCGCCATTCAGAGTTCTATTCATCACAACGGTATTCCGGGTGTAACAGGATTTCTTAATAACGGTCAATCAACTAATAATTCTGATGCAAGACAATCATCGAGAGATGGGGTTTGGAATAAAGTAGAAAACAGATTAACAGTAAAAGAAACTATAGATCCAAGATTTGGTGAACGATTGGATGTATACCCAATACAACCATATCCCGGTGATGTTATACTTGAGGGTAGATTTGGAAATTCAATAAGATTGGGATCAACAATAGATGATCGTAGGAATTATCCTGTTAAACCTGCATGGAAAGCGGGATTGGGTGCAGTTGGTAATCCAATATTGATAATATCAAATGGGACAAATCCAACAGAAAAACCATTTAACGATTTCGTTCAAGAGGAAATCGATAAAGATGATTCTACAATATGGATGACATCTGGACAGACAGTAAAATTTACACCATCGAGTACATTCGTTCCATCTATACAAAATAGAAATGTAGATTTGTATAATAAAAATAATTTTTCTGGAAATCAAATATTGATTTCATCCGATAGAATTGTATTAAATTCAAAGAAACAAGAAACCTCGTTATATTCTGCAGAAGGTATAGGTTTATCATCAATGAAAGGAATTGCGATTGATGGAAAAGACGTTGTAGAACTTGAATCGTCTAGGATAAATATTGGAGTAAATGCAGTTCATCCTGTTCTTCTTGGGGATGTAACTATGAATTGGTTAGCAGAATTGTGTGATTTGGTATATTCTGCATTAGGACATATTGCTCAACAGACTCATACTTCAAATACTGGTCCTACTGGTCCACCAATAAATGCCGGTGCATTTACATCATTACAAGGTAAAATAAAAAGTTTGCGTTCTAAAATAAAAAAGTTACCAAGCGATTTAGTTTTTGTTAATGAAAAAGCTGGCGGACCAAAATCAGATGCGGCTGCAGAAGCCAAAGAAAAAAATAAAAATGGTGAAGGGTATGTTAATCCAATGCCATCCGAAGCTGATTTAATGTCCACTGCTGATATAATTCCTCAATCAGAAAAAACTATTGTAGAACCAACAAATGTTGTTACGTTAGCATCAAAATTGGATGAAATAGAAAAACAAAAACAAAAGATATTAGAAGAATTAGAAAATGATTCACTATCAGTTGGTAAAACACTAGATACAAATGAAGTGTCTTCAGATGACTCATCATCAGAAGAAGTTCAAACAGGTGATGAAACCCTAAATAGTATTATTCCAAATACAAAAAATGTAAAATATCCAAATGGTATAACATTTGCACAATTGGGTATAACTGACTTAAATGCGGTTGATATAGATGGTGGTGGTTTCTTCAACTATGCTGGTGATATAAACTTAACGAATGTTGATATTCCAGGTGTTGGTAAATTGAAAGAAATTCCAATAAAGTTCGGTAGTGTAAGTAATTTTATATGTTCCGCTATGGGATTGACAAGTTTGAACAATGCACCATATGAAGTGAATACATTTGATGCTTCTGCAAATAATATAAAAACATTAGAAGGTGGACCAGAAACTGCAGTAAGATATAAAGTTGATTATTGTGGATTAACGAGTTTAGAAGGTGGACCAGTTATTGTTACAGAAGAATTTTCAGCAGAAGGCAATAACTTGAAGAATCTTGTTGGTGGTCCTAAAAATGGTACTAAAATTTATAGAGTTGATGGAAACAAAGGTTTGCTTACACTTCGTGGATTGCCAGCTGGTAAACCAATACAAATATTATATGCAAGTGGTTGTAATCTAACAAGTGTATTTTTGAAAAAAGATACACCTAGTTTATTGATCACAAAATCGGTATATCTTGATAATCAAGTTTCAAGCAAACAACTAGTTACAGATGATCTTGAGAAATGGATTAAACAAAATTGGGATGGTTCTCCTGATAAATCATTACGAGTGTTTCCAGAAGGAAGTTCAAAAAAATAATGAAAATTTTATGTAATTTTAATATATCTTGAGTATTATATGGCAGGAAAGTCTACATACACGATAACCGCAAATGATTTTATATTCCCAAAATGTATTGAGAATATAGAAGAAAGTGGTATAAAATTACCAAAAACATATGAATTTATTGAATGTCCAAACGATCCCAATTCAACAGAAGATGCAGCAAAATATAGAAAGAATGCAAGAGTCATAACACTTGGATCTGAATTTTGTTCTTCAATAAATTGGAATTATTCACAACAAACTGCAAGATACTTAAAGGATGAAAAATATATTGGAGATGAAGTTTGTCCATCAACCGATGGTGGTAATAATGATGATGATAAAGGCGATACTGAAACAAAAAATTCAGAAAATAATAATATTACCTCTATGTTTAAGGGTATAACTGGATCTACATTAACAAAAGAAAAAGAAAAAGTTCAAAGCAACATAGAAAATACAACTTCCGTAGTAAAGGATGTAAAAGAAAAATCAAAAAACTTTTCATTATCAGATTTAGGTGATGTAAAACTATCAACATTTGCTTCATCATTAGGTATTGATACGAATAAATTATCATCATTGTCTAATATAATGGGTGATATTTCTCTATCTAATGTTGATTTGAGTAATACAACAAATATTAAAAAAACATTATTGGATAAGGTAACGGAAAAAGGTTTAACTGGAGATTTATTAAATACGGATCTTTTAGATAACATTGGTAAATCATTGAATTTAAATCCAACTGAATTGCAAAATATGTTTTCATCTCAAAATTCTGTTAAGATATTAGCGGATATAAAAAGTATGGAACAATTTTCAAATTTGGATCAAAATGTAAAAGATAAAATTGCACAAAATAATTTTTTACCAAATACTCAAATGCTAACAGATGTTATGAATGTTTCTGTTGATTTAAATTCATTTGATAAAGATAAAGCAGAAAAGTCACGTGAATATGCAAAATCTTTGCAACCACAATTTGCAAAATTATTTGGACTTGGTGGTCCAGATACGGATAAAGTAACAATACCAACACAAGTTAATCCTGTTGAAGGTGTTACTGCATCAAAACAAGTTGAAAAATTACCTTTATTTATATTATCAGATAATACAGATACTTTATTTGATAAGAATGGTAACTTAAAAAAATCTCCAGAGGTTTATACACCAAAAGGAACTCTAGGTGACGATAGATCCACACCAGATAAAACATTAACTATAAGTAAAGATGGAGTTGTTATACATAATGGTGTCCCATATAGTATACGAGAAATTTATTTTACTGGTAATTTTTATCCAAATACAACATGGATTCAACTATTGTATGAAAACTATATCAATGATAATGAAGACGATAGTTTTGGAAAAGGCTTAAAAAAATGGATTGAAAGTATGGATGCAGAGGCAAAAAAGAAAGGCAGAGATCCATTAAAACCAATATTAGATTACAAATCAGAATCAGACCAACCATCAACAGACCAAACTCTTAATGGAGCAAACAATAATACAGAATTTATTGAAAATTTTGACAAATTAGATTATAGGGTACAAAAAGTTGCAGCAGAATCTATGGGATTTAGTGATGATGTTGGGGGTGTTGGTAAACTAAAAGAAGTTTTGAATAAAATAAAAGAATACAGAAGACTCGATGAATTATCAAATTCTCTAAAGGAAACTTTATTAAGTCATGTTGAAACCTTAAATAAACAACAAGAAAATAATAACGATACACTTCCCACTTACAAAGAACAACATAATATAACGGATCAACAATATCAATCTGCAATAGATATGGCATATTCGATTAAAAATTTGAATGATGACAAAGAAAGATTTGAATACGAAACTCAATCAATTACAACATCCGATGATATTAAAAAAGAAATTGATAGTAGTAAAATTGATAACCAAACACCACAAACCAATGAAAAAATTCCTGCATATTTGGGTTTAGATATGAGTTTATTCCAAAAAGATTCTACTGGAAAAATAATGGAACCTTTTATCTACAATGGTAATGTTATACTTTCCGATAAAAAAGATGAAAACGGAAATCAATTAACAAAAATACCAATAAAATTTGAAAAAGTATTGGGTAATTTTATTTGTAAGAATATGGGTTTATCTTCACTCAATAATGCACCGACTACCGTAACTGGAGATTTTGATTGTTCTAATAATTCTTTAAAAAATCTTTTTGGTGGACCTGAATATGTATATGGAACATATTATGCTATGAATAACGTTATTGAATCATTAAAAGGAATTTATACGGTAAAAAATTTGAATATTTCAAATAACAAATTGACAAATTTATATTCCGGCGGAGGCAAACAAGAAAATCTACTAATTACCGGAAATGGTAATTTTTCAAATAATTTAATTAACAGTATGGACTCAAACATAGACATTTATGGTGAATTTGATTTAAGTAAAAATTACATAACTCATAATTCATTTGAAGTTGATGGTGGTGGTATATTACCTAAATTATATTCAAATGCATCATTGATTATTAACAATCAATTGAATGAATTTAAACTTGATGTTTCAATCATTCGTAAAAAACTTTTGTTAAACGATTCAACTAAAGTTGTTGCTTAATTATTTGGAGTAAAAAATGGCTGGAATTGTTATTACCGGTATTGAAAATATAGATGAAGAAGAAGACTATGAAAAAATTAAAAAAGAAAGAGTTAGACGATTGCGCGAAACTACATTAAATTCTAATAAACGTGCAATTGAAGAAAAAAAACAAGAAGATGAAGCTAAAAAAAATGCAACAGCAAATCGTCAGAATCAAACTTCTGTTGAAGTTCAAAATACACCAAATGGCACAAAAACAACAACTACAACATCATCTACTGATGGAAGTAAAACAGCAGAAACAGTTGAAACAAGTGGTGGTGGAAAAGATGATGATCCATTTACAGAAGAAGTAGAAGGTGCAGACAATGAATCGGATAAACCAAAGGATCCTCCAAAAGAGAACGAAAATATCAATGAACAAGAAGCCAAAAAAGACCAGGAAAAAATTGAAGGGTTCAATCAATCACAAATAGATTCAAAAAAAGAAGAAGAACTGTTAAAACAAGGTGTAGATACATCTGATGTAAAAAAGGGTGAAGAAAATAAAAGAGAATCTATTCCAGATAATCCAAAAGAAAATCCAGCTGATCCTGTTGTAAATAAAAATGGAAACAATGGAAATGCAGATACAAAAACTGAACATTGCACAAAGGATAACAAACCGGATACAAAACAACAGCAAGAAGAAAATAAAGAAGGGACAAAAGAAAATGTTTTAATCGGTGAGGATCCAAATGCACAAAAAAGTGAAATAATAATACCCGATAAATCAGCAACTTGTCCTAGTCCAAACTTAAATAGTCTAAATGATTTTCAAAAAGAAGTGCTTTGGGTTGCATTAGATATGTTAAAATGGCAACCAACAACTGATATTAACTCATCAACAAAGAAAAAAAGTAGATGGGATTATTATGACGTAAAATCTGATGACACCAAAAAAAGTTTTTATAATTCATATACTTACCCTAATGATCCAATATTTGGTAGATTTAATCACAAAGGTATGTTACCTTTGGATAGATTATTTATGTTTTACCATAATTCTAATCAAAAAAATCCTGAATTTAGGGTGGCAAATACATGGGCTTGGTGTGCAGTTACTGCATCTGTAATTTATATGTATGCAATGTTACAGATGAGAGCAAGTCATAAAGATAGTAAAAAACAATCAAATAACGGATCTGAAATATGGTCTCCATTTGAAAATAAAAAAATACAAATACCATTTAAAAAGGACAACAATTCTGCTCTTTGTATTGCTAATAATAGTAAATATTTTGATTACAAATTATCATGGGAACCAACTCCAGGTGCACTTTTTTGGAAAATAAATAATGACGGAGCAGGTAGTGATTGTGGTCACACTGGAATAGTTGTGGATAAAACAAAAGATGGATCTATTATTACAATTGAAGGAAATGGTGGTCAAGACTTATCCCTAAGAGTTTGGCCTAGAGATAATTATTATCAAGATGCATGGAGAATTTCACATGATGAAGATTATGTTAAAAGTAAAATTTTTGGTCTTGGATCAAAAGCAAGTTTACCATCATTTAAAAGTTGCACTGCAGATCAAATTAAAAGAGGTAGATTATTACCAGTTGGCCACTGTCATTATGAAAGAGATAAGAACAAATGGGGTGGCGTAAAAATTCCGTTTCCTTATCCAACTGATAGTCAATGGCACTGGATTTTCTTAAACCCCGCAACAGATACAGAACTTTTAGATATTAAAGGTAAACCATCTAGAGAAGGAAATCCTTTACCGGAAATTTATAGTTTATTGGATGGATTTTACAATCCAGAAGGAAGTAAAGGAACTGCTAATAGTAGTGCTGTTAGATAATAATAGGAAGAAAAAATGTCAATAAAAGGAAAATTGGGAGAATTTATACCAGCAGCTAATTCACCACTTGCACCACTTGTATTTATTGCTGGTGGAATGAAAAGGACGAAAGAAGGACAACCTGCAGAATATATGCTAAAACGTGGATTCGGTAACTTAAAACAATTCAATATTTACAATATTGCACAAACTGATTTTTCAGAATATGGCAAACAAGATACAAATGTTTTAGACGCTTGGGGGGAATGTAAAAGTATATTAAAATCACAAGGTATCACTCCTTCAAAATTTATATTAGTTGGTTTTTCTCTCGGTGCTGCTCATATAGAACCATTAGTTACCGGTCAAGATGGTGGACAATGGGATTTAGTTATTAGTGCAGGTGCGTATATGATGAAACAGGGATCAACATATACTGATCAAATAAAAATGATAGATAAATTAACAGAATATGAAGATGGCAATATAACAAAACCAAAATCATCAAGATTTGTTTATATTCATGCGGGCGGTGTAAAAGACTCAGATCCACTCATCAACGGTGATCATCAGTTATTGTCCATTCAAAAAAAACTTGAACGCAGAATACCATCGGGAAATACATATGAACATGACACATCAAATCATATGAAATCAGTTAATGCTGCTGCGGATTGGTTGAATGCAAATGTAATTGTTTCTCCAGACGGAACATCAAAAATAAACATACCAACTACTAAAAAACAAGCAAGAGAAAAAGTTAAAACGAAAAAAGAACAAAAGGTAGATGAAACGAAAGTAGAGGAAGGTATACCAAAAGGTTCTGAAACTGGTGCAGCTGAAAAATGTAATGTGGAAGAAAAAAATAATGCAGTTTTTAAATCACAAAGTGATCCAAAGGATGCGGGTGAAATAAAAAAAGATACACCACCACCTTCAAAAAATGAAAAACCGCAATTTACTTCAAATAAATATAATCATAGGTTTTATATTAAACCAACGATAGGCCTTCGTGATGCAGCATTTGAAACACCGCCAAGTAATCCAGCTGAATTGCAAAAAATGGTTGAAAAATCTGGACCTTGGTATAATAGATATTGGGCATATAGATTAAATTCTGGTCCAAATTATGGTTTTGAGAAATACGAAACAACAATTTCTGACAATGGAATTGAATTGATAACTGCAGTTATTCCGTATTGGAAACCACCATTTGATGAAAAAAATCCAAAAGATGATGCAAAAGTAAAAGGAGAATGGAATAAACTAATCGAGGGTTACGATACAATTCAGTCTCCGATAGATGTTCCTATTTTATTAAATGCATATCAAGTTGGTGTTTTTAATGATAATATAGAATACATATACGAGGCGGAAAATGAATTACACATGACCATATTAGAATCAGAAATAATAAATAAGGGAAAACTTGCCATTGGCCAAGGTTTAAATGATAGTGATGCACTTAAAAAAGTACAAGATTCATCTTGGGCAAATTATCCAAGATGGTCTGGAATATTTGCATCACATTGTCTGAGAAATTCAGGATTTACATTACAAGAAGATTTAGGATTGAATATAGATTTTTACCATAGATCTATATTATCGCGTGATAGATTGGTAAATCATCCTGGTAATAAAAAAATGCCATGGAAAGAAATGAAAACATTAGGAACTCATAATAAAATATTTAAACCAAGTAAAATATGGTTAGAACCAAAATATTTGAGTGAGGAAGAATATTTTGAAAATGATGAAAAATCTTCTATAGCAATTTTTGTAATTGGTTATCATATAAATAGAAATGGAACACTAACAGACCGTGGTAAAAAGTTAGTAAATCATATAAACAAAGGGTTAAGATGGGACATGGCAACTATATCTGCAGTTCCACATTCAACAGTAAATTCTTCACAATGTTTTACAGATGTATTATTGTATATGGATGAAGATGGAACAATAGTAACATTAGGTGGTAATACAAATGTTCCTGGAGCAAATTCTTCGATTAAATCTGGAAATCATATAGCCGTTAAAGTTACAAATTTTTCTAAATTTATACCTAATCTTGAAACGTTTGGTGTTAATGCATCAATTATTGTTGCAAGAACAAAATCAACTCCAGCGTTAGATTTTTTTAGAAGTGGAAATGGACTTGATCAAAAATTGGTAGTAAATACGGATAGTATTTTTAATCAATATATTGGTAAAGTGGAATCAACAACTTCTCGTGAAAAGATAAATGACGAATACTATAAAAAATTGATGCCATATATTGTATTCGGTGAATCTGATTGTTTTGCTGGAACAACTGGTGATGTGGTAACAAACCCCTCAGAAGAATCTCCAACAGAAGAACCAGAATATTTACCCGATATTATTGTTGAATCAGCTGAAATGGATAAAGTAAATACTGACAACTGTGAACAATTAAGACAAAAATATAATTTAACAAAATCAGATACAAACATACAAGGTATATCTGCAACCGGTGTAGAAGGTGAAATTGATAATACTGATTGTAAAGGAGGATTGACACCACTTCAAATTGCAAACTTGATGGCAGCACTTGCTGGTAGTGAAAGTTCAAATATCTATAGCATAAAAGGAGGAGGGGGAGGAAACTTTACAGGACGGTATCAGTTCGGAAAGGCTGCTTTAATTGACACTGGTTTCTTAAAGAAAGGTGGTAATATAAACAATCCTGCATCATGGACGGGAAAGTTAGGCATAAAGTCTAGACAAGATTTTATGGATTGTCCAATTGTTCAAGAAATAGCAATGCAAGAATATCTTAAAATAAATTACAATTATTTGTATAAAGCTGGATCTAAAATAGAAAAGGGTGTTCTTGATAATATTCCATGTAATGAACTTGCTGGATTATTGGCAGTAGCACATTTAGTAGGATTTGGTGCAGCTCAAAAATATTTTAAAAGTGGTGGCAAAACAAATAATAAAGATGCATTCGGAATGTCTGCAGCAAAATATTATCAATTAGGTTACGGTGCTGCTAGCGGAAAGTTTCAAAATCAAAAATTAGGAAGACATCGTGCAAATACTGGAGAAAAATACTTTTTATATCCATCTGTTTTACAAAATGGATTGGGACTTGGTGTTAATGCACCGGTAATTGTTAATCCACAACCCCAACCTGAACCTAATCCGGATGCAACTGATGGATTTGATGGTGATATGTTTTTCAAAGTAAATCCACAAGATATTGTATTTTATGCAAAAAGTATAACAACTGTTACAAAAGTTCCAGTTTTGATAAAAGAAATGCAAGAAAAATATGGTAAAAAAAATGCAATAAACTGTTCATTTTTTAATGGTAACGATACTGGAGGTTTTATAGAGGATTCAGTAGTTCCTCCATATAAAGATGAAATATTTTCTGATATGCGAGTAAAACCCGGAAGAGCAGGTGTTGCTACTTCATTTTGGATAAAAAATGGTGTTGCAACAATTGGTGCGTCTAATGCAGTTCCTTCTGATGCAAAGTATGTTGTTGCTGGTAAACCAGTTTGTATACAAAATGGAATACCAAGAACTGAAACCAGTGTATTTAATGGTAGTGGTAGACCAAAATCTCCAACTGGAAGAGTAGCAATCGGCATTTACAATGACGGATCTGTATTTATTTATGCTGCTCAAAAAAAGACTGCCATTCAAGCAAGAAATGCTATATTAAAATATGCCAATGGAAACAATGAATCTGGCGGTGATTTAAAAGATGTTATATTTTTAGATGGTGGTGGTTCACCATTTTTATATGTAAATAATAAAATGATATTTCCAAACGATGGCAGAGGTATAAACAATATTATTGCATGGTAAGTTTATTTTTATTAGATATTTATAGTTTTGGAATACTGTTATTATAGGAACATTTAATATGGACACTAAAAAATTTTTACAAGAAATACGGTCAATAATAAGAGAAGAAATTGATTATGCTCTTACTAAAAAATTATCTCAAAAACAAACAAAAAAAGATGATATTAGTGCTTTAAAGCATGGCATTTCTATGTATAACGAGTCTCAAACTACTAAAAAAGTGGTAAAACCAAAACAACAAAAATCTGAATTTGGTTCTATACAAGAATTACTTGCCGAAACAAAAAGAAGTCTTCAAGAAAGTTATGAAATGGAAGATGAATTTCGTTTTACTGCAGATATGGCCGAGGGATTTGGATATGATCGAGGTGCAAGTGTGATACCACAAGGTTATTCACAACAAGAAATTCCAACAGAAGTTATGTCTGCTTTAACAAGAGATTATTCGGCTCTTATGAAAAAAATAGATGAAAAGAAAGGGAGATAAACATTGTCTTATTTTAGAAGAAAACGAGTAGTTGTACCTGTTGATATTGAAAAGCAAAAAAAGTATGTAAAACCAATTGGCGTTTTAATACCATTCAATGAACCACATGGTATATTTAAACTATCGTATACAAGTAAAGACCAGGTATATTCAAACCTACGAAACCTTTTACTGACTGCAAAAGGTGAAAGGTATATGTTGCCAACATTTGGTACTAATATAAGAATTGTTTTATTTGAAAATATATCAACGGAAGAAGAATTTTTTGATTCTTTAAAAAAGGAAATAAGTTCTGCAATTTCAGAGTGGATGCCTTATGTAAAAGTTGTCAGAATAAACATATTTTTATCTGATGATCAAGGTGTAAATAGTGATCATGCTTTAAGGATAGAGATAGTGGTTAATTTAACTGAAACCAATATAAATCTACCCATACAGATATTTATAGATGAAACGGGCAATTTAAGAATTAAAGAGGCATTGAATAATGGCTGATTTAGTAAAAAAGGATATTCGTTATTTGGCAAGGGATTTTGGATCACTTAAACAAAATCTAATTGACTTTACAAAAAATTATTTTCCCAATACATATCAAGATTTTAACGAATCATCACCCGGAATGATGTTTTTAGAAATGGCTGCATATGTTGGGGATGTATTATCATATTATACGGATGTTACTTTACAAGAATCAATGATATTACATTCAACTGAAAAAACAAATATATTGAATATAGCACAATCATTAGGTTACAAACCAAAAAACAAGATTGCATCAAATGTTATGTTAGATGTTTTTCAATTGGTTCCATCTATTGAAATTTCTGGTAAAATTGTGCCAGATTACAATTATGCATTTGCCATAGAACCTGATATGGTTGTTGCAACATCTGATGTTCAATCAAATATTGAATTTAGAACAATTGATTATGTTGATTTTAAATTCAGTAGTTCACTTGATCCAACAGAAGTTACTCCATTTGAAATAGACAACAACGGAGAAATTTTATTTTATCTTTTAAAAAAATCTGTTAGGGCTGTTTCTGGAAAAATACAAACACAACTTTATAGATTTAATGATCCAAAACCGTATGACAGTGTGATATTGGATGAAGAAAATTTGATAGAAATATTATATGGAATTGATTCTGATAATAATAAATGGTATCATGTTCCATTTTTGGCACAAGATACTATATTTGAACCCGTTTTAAATATTCCAAGAAATGATAGACAATTAAGTACATATAGAGACGAAACCCCATATTTAATGAAATTAAGAAAAGTTTCAAGAAGATTTTCTACAAGACAAGTTGATGATACTAGATACGAAATAAATTTTGGAGCGGGAGTCTCAAATTTAGACGATGAAGAATTGATACCAAATCCAGATTTAGTTGGTAATTCTTTGATTGGAATAGATAGTTCAACATCGTTAAATATAGATCCATCAAATTTTTTATACACAAAAACTTATGGATTGGCACCAAATAACACTGAACTTACAGTATATTATACAACAGGAAATGGAATAAGTGATAATGTTGTTAGTGATGTTTTAACAAGAATAGTTGATAAAACAATATTGTTGGATGAAACTGGTTTGGATTCTGTATTATATCAACAAGTTGTAAGTAGTCTTGCAACAACAAATCCATTGCCAGCGATTGGAGCAAAAACAGAAGAAACCGTAAATGAAATACGAGAAAATGCTTTGGCATATTTTGCTTCACAAAATCGTGCAGTTACAAAAGAAGATTACATAATACGTTCATACAGTATGCCTCCCAGATATGGTTCTATTGCAAAGGCATACATAACAAAAGATACTCAACTAACTAGAGAATCCGTTTACAATAGTGACAGAGTTCAAAATGGACTTGCTTTAAATTTCTACATTTTAGGATATGATGCAAACCACAGATTGACTACTGTAAATGATGCAACAAAAGAAAACCTAAAAACATATTTAAATCATCATAGAATACTTACAGACGCAATAAATATCAGAGATGCTTATATTGTAAATATTGGTGTTGAATTTGATATAATGACTATGCCGGATCAAAATAGCAATCAGGTTGTATTAAAATGTATTGATAGACTAAAAAAATATTTTGATATAAAAAATTGGCAAATAAATCAACCCATAGTGATAAGTAATATATTTACTGAATTAGATAGGGTTGATGGTGTTCAGACGGTTGTAAACGTAAAAATAACTAACAAATATGATCAAACATTAGGTTACTCTCAACACGCGTATGATATAGGTGCAGCAACAAAAGATGGTATTATTTTTCCATCACTTGATCCATCTATTTTTGAAATAAAATTTCCAGATAATGATATTATCGGTAGAGTGAGGGCATTTGGATGATTTATACAATTTATGCTCAAAAAGATGCAACAATATATGAAAAAACCGAAACACAAAATACCGGTTTGGATCAACTATTAGAGTTGTCCCATGAATATCAAGGTGCTTCTGGTTCTGGAGACATATACAACAGTAGAATTTTAATGAAATTTGACGTGTCTGATATTGAAAGTAGGGTAAATTCTGGAAAAATATCACAAAATGCAAAATATTATTTGTCTTTAAGGACAGTTGATGCTAAAGAGATACCACAAGAATATACAATTTATTCATATCCAATAAGTTCTTCTTGGATAAATGGTACTGGTAAATTTTACAACAAACCTATAACAACAGATGGTGTTTCTTGGACTTATAGAACATCAAAAAATGTTGGTGTAATGTGGGATGTACCACCTGGCGTTTCATCATTTGAATGGGATAACTTATCACAAACATGGATTCAAAACGATAATACATGGGGTGGATCAAATATAATAGCTGATGTTACTTCATCCTATTTTACAAATGAAGGTGGTGGAACTTGGTGGGACTATGATAATTTGGAATGTACTCAATCATTTAACCATCAGACATCAGATGTATACATGGATGTTACAAATATTGTAAAAAAATGGATAACTGGTTCCGGTAGATTTGAAAATGACGGTTTGATATTAAAATTTAGTAATGAAATTGAATCACTAAATGAAGGATTGACGAGTTTGAGATTTTTTGGAACGGATAGTAATACCATATATGTTCCAAAATTGCATGTTGTTTGGGATGATTCTTCTTTTCAAACGGGAAGTCTTTCCGTTATTTCGGAAAATAATTTAAATATAAATGTAAAACTTAAAAAATTTTACTCCGAAAGTGAAAAGGCAAAAATAAGGATATATGCAAATGAACTTTATCCACAAAAAAATTATACAACACAATCTTATTATACAAAAAATTATTACTTACCATCATCATCATATTATGAAATTCGTGATGCACATACTGATGAAATAATTTTACCATTTAATTCAGTTGGTACAAAAATTAGTTGTGACGAAAAGGGTAATTATTTCAATTTGTGGATGAACTCTTTTCAACCAGAAAGATTTTATAGAGTTGTGTTAAAAATAGAAACCAATGGTGGAGATACTATTCAAATATTTGATAACAATTATTACTTTAAGGTTACGAGATAATAATGCTGAAACGTGATAAAATGTCAGGACATATAATTAGTTATACAAACGATGCAGATAAATTAAATCGTGGAAAACTCAATGTTCCAGTTTTAGATGGAAGATTTTTAAAAGAAGAATTTGAAAGAATAATTAGCACAAAATTTACCGATTTACCAGAAGCTGCTAGGGCGGAAGAAGTTGTTGTTAATAAAATAATATTTGCTCAATCAAATATGGTTACTGGTTTAGTTCCTTTACCCTCTGGATATACAATTCCTCCTGAAATAGCAAATAATCCAGCTGCTTTAGAACAATTTACAAAAGATATTGCAAAAAAAGAATTTTTAACAAATATCTCCAATTTAATAGATGATAGTAGTAATAGTGTTGCTGCATTATCAATGAAGGTAGAATCCTTAAACAAAGAAATTGAAAATAAAGATATGATAATAAATAATCAAATTGAAGCAATTTCTAATTTTGATAATGTTTTAACAACAATATCAAATGAAAGATCAAAAGCACTTGTTCAATTAGAAAATCAAACACAGGCGATAAATTCTATACAACAAATTGTTGATGAACAAAATCAACAAATACAAGATTTACTTGCAACACAATACAATCAATCTGTTCAAATTGCCGAAGATGCGCAACTTTCAACTATTATTGCTTTTGCTGAAATTTTAAGTGGTAGTTTAAATGAATAATTTTAATTATACAAATCTTGAAGAAATCTTGTCCACGAATTTGCCAATTCGTGGTACCAGATTTGTGACCACGGCTGCAAGAAGACGGTTGATTGTTCCTGTAATGCAAGAATATAGTGAACAATTGAATCCAAATTCGATAGAAGTTCATGCGTTTTTGCCAAATTCCGCTTATATTGAAAACGGATCTTTTTACAATATACCGTTTGAAATACAAACAGTTACCAGAACCATTACTAATCCCAATGGAACGGATGAAACTGTAACTGAAAAAGATGTAATACTCGATATACACACAGATATTAGTAAGAAATTAAAACTTTTTCCAGGTGAATATAAGTTAGTATACAATTTTTTTATCAATTACATCGGTGGACCGTCTGAATTAGAAGCAAATCAAAGAATGTTTATTGCTGATATTTCACCTAATAGACGTGAATTAAAATTAAAGTTAATAAATGAAACACCTGCAAATACTGCAAGATTAGAAAATTTTGTATTATCCTATCTATCATCAAATGTATATTTGCCGCCAATAGTATTAAACTTTGGCGAAAATATGATAGTCGATGTAATCAATGTTGCATCAGATGGTGATAATACTTACTTTTATGTAAAACTATATGACGAACTTCCTGATGATATAGATTTATATTACGAATGTTGGGTTGGTTTACAAATATTAAAACCTTACATCGAAGGTGTAAAAGTTTTACGTGAAGATGAGATTGAAAGAATACCTTACATTAAAGGTGCAAATTTCGAAGCAAATACAGACTATTGGATATCCAGTGAAACCGATTACAAATCTTGGACAGATTTGTTATCAACGAATGTACAAACTTCACAAGAAATTTTAGATAGATATATTGGGGGAAATAGTTCATCTATTCAATTGAATATAGATTTTAGAGAATTTAGTAACTTCATATTTTATTCTTCTGCAGAAGATAGAGTTGAAAATTTTAATTACAAAATTTCACTAATTGAAGAATTTAATAATCAACTTGAATTACTGGATACCTATACTGGATCTGTAGATTTTAACAAAATAAAAATACGAGAATTAAAAAATAAGTTAATTTCTGGATTTGATAATTTTGAAAAATTCTTGTATTATGAAACAACATCAAGTAATTACTATACAAGTCAATCTTTTGCATCTATAAAACCTTATCCAAAATATGAACTCGATGTCACTGCAAGTTCCTACAATATATTAACAAAAGAAGGTAAATTTAATTTATACCCAACAATATCCGAAGAATCAATAAACTGGTATACTGATTTACTTGATAAGGCAACCGATTATGATTTAAAAAATTACAATTCATTAGAAAAGTCAATACCAGAATATTTACGAGACGATGGCGATAATGAGCAATTTGTTTCTTTTGTAAATATGGTAGCACAACATTTTGATGTAATGTATTTGTATACAGACCATATTTTAAGAAAAAATCAAAGAAAAGAAAACCCGAAAGATGGTATGTCTCAAGATTTAATTTATCATGCTACAAAAAATTTAGGATGGCAATTAACACATGGAACTCAAGCAAAGGATCTTTGGGAATATGCATTGGGTGTTAGTGGAAGTGGTGAACCAATTTGGACTGGCAGAACAACTACAAATAAATATTTAGTAAAAACAGAAGAAGAAAGAACAAAAGAAGTGTGGAGGAGAATACTAAACAGTCTTCCTTACATTTACAAAACAAAGGGAACTGGTAGAGCGGTAAAGGCATTATTAGCAGCATATGGTATACCACAAACTATATTATCAATACGTGAATTTGGTGGACCTGATTCTGCGGATTTTGGTAAACCACCAATATACGATTGGGAAAAACATACATACTATTTGAATATGTATGGTAGTTGGCCTTTACCAACAAGACAACATCATGTTGAGGTTCCTTGGGATAAAGTTAGTAATAATATAAATGTTTGGCAATATCCAGATACTTTAACATTTCGTTGGAGAATGGAACCTGATAAATTATATGATTATCAAAAAGATCCAATACAAACAATTATTCAAAAACAAAGTGGAAGTAGAGTAGATTGGTTTGTTACTGCAAATAAAAATGGAACGGATGTAGAAAAGGGTAGTTTAACTTTTTATATTGGTGATGGTTCAACTTACAAATCTGCTTCTATAAATGATACATATTTGTATGATGATATTCCGTTAAACATAATGATTCGTAGAAGTAGTGGTTCCGCTGATAATAATGCAACTGACCAAAGATACGATTTAATTTTAAGAACAGGTAAATACGGAAAGATTGCACTCGAACAGTCTGCAAGTATAATTGTAAGTGGTAGTGTACAACCGAATTTTAATAGAGCTTGGGCTTCTACCGGAACTCTATACATAGGTTCTGGATCGAATATTATTACTGATCAAATACTTTCCGGATCCATATTTGAATTGAGATATTGGTCTTCTGTATTGAATACTGCATCTTTCAACAATCACACATTGTCCCCTCGTGCTTACAATGGTAATACAACAACATCATCATTTTATGATTTACAGGCACAATGGAAATTTTGGAATCCTTGGGATGTTGATTCTACTGCAAGTTTAAAAAGTTCTCATCCAGATCAATCTAAAAAATCTTTTTATGAAACACCAAAAACTGCTTCATTTTATGGATTTACACAAGATGACTTTGAATCTATAACTGAAACATATACAATGGAAGTTGTTTCTGTTGCAAATGACACTCCATTTTCAGAAAAAGTAAGAATTGATTCCGCATCATTATTGTCTCCATTAAGTATGCAAGAATCAAATACGGTAACACAATTTGATAATTATTCAATTGATTCAAATAAGTTGATGGTTGCATTTTCACCACAACACATAATAAACGAAGACATATATGAATCAATTGGGTATACAATTTTAGATGATTATTTCGGTGAATATTCAAATGTAAATAAAGAAGAATATCCAAGATTAAAATGGTTTGCAAGAGAATATTGGCAAAAATATGAAAATAAAAACGATTTTACAGCATATATTAGATTGATTTCTGCATTCGATTTTAGTGTATTTGAACAAATACGGCAAACACTACCTTTAAGAGTAAATGAAATACTTGGAATTGTAGTTGAACCAAATGTATTGGAGAGATCTAAAGTATCTCCACTTAAAAATTTTGAAGGTATAAATCAAGATGTTATTGATACAAACGATTTATCAAAAATGCCAAAACCTGTATCAAAATTTTCATACAACAAAGGAACAGTTTTAATTGGATTCGATGAAAACCTTGGCAGTAAAATATATGAAATAGAAGGTGAATATACAAGTGAAGTTGAAGTAATAACAGAATATGATGAAATTGAAAATGATATAAATTTAAATTTTAATGTAAAAACAGATGATATTGAACCAAAAAAGACAACTATTATTGCTCAAACAAAAAAATTAAATGCAGTGCATACTAATTTAAAAACTGTTCTTAATGTTGATACTAAAAATTTAAGTGGAAAATATACTGACATTAAATTTACATTAAAACCAAAGGCAAAATTTGTTCTTCAATCAATTTTAAATAGTGATGATGAAAATGTAAATGTTTCTATATTTTGGGGAACACCAACCATTCAATCGGCACCAACAACTATTCCAAATAAATCAAACTATACATTAAAACAAGAAGTAACGTCATTATCATATAATTCACAAGAAAAAATAACAGCAACTTTTGAACAAGTAGAAAGTCATATAGATGATGGGTATTACAAAAAATTTCAACCTGTATTTGATAACATGGTAGATTATATTAACAATACACCAACTACTCACTCGCTAATTGAAACTCAATATGTTAGACCAACATCATTGCCAACTGCTATTCAAAATCATAGACATTTGGGTTCAAAGGTTGTGTTGGTGTATGGTGACGAAATAAATGAAACATTAGTTCCATCATTTATTCCACCAAATGACGTTATTACGGAAACTTATATCAAAGTTAGACCAAATATATTGTAATTGATGGTGAAAACATATTTTTATCATATTTATATTAGAATTATTCATATCCCAATTGGGTTTTTATTTGTCATAAAATGGTAATATTAAAAATAAAAGGAGTTTTACAATGGGTTATCTAAGCAACAGCGGAACCATAACAGTAGACGCAATTCTTACAAAAAAAGGTAGAGAATTATTGGCAAAAGGACAAGGAGCATTCAACATTACACAATTTGCTCTTTCAGATGATGAGGTTGATTATGATTTATGGAATCCGCTTCACGGACTTGGAACAAATTACTATGGAGTTGTTATTGAAAATATGCCAGTAACAGAGGCAGTTCCGGATGAAACACAATCGATGAAATATAAATTGATTACTCTTCCAGTTGGAACAAAATCCATACCATATCTGCAAACATCAGATAATGCAACTTCGTATTCATTCCAAAGTGCTGCAAGACAAGGAAAGGACAATGGAACTTTAAATATTACATTTTCAACTTACAAATATGAAAATTTACCACAAGATAATAGATTAACCGAAACTGGAATGACATATTCTGTTACTATTTTAGATACAACGTATATGGATTTGATAAATGTTCCTTCGGGTGTCATTGCTAGTCCATCTGGTAATTCAAAAAAATATACTGGTATATTACCAGGCGGTGGAATAAATGCTCTTGACGCTAATATTACAATTCAAGGTAAAATATTTGCTAATTCGGATGCTCAAACAAAAACAACAAAAATTATTTTAGAAAATGAAATATATGGATCAAGATTAGTTATTCCAATTTCATATACATTCTAATCAGTTATTCATAAAGAAAAATATAGGATTACACTATGGCAAATTTTATTTTTCACGCTGTTACTTATCCAAATAATGATCCAAAATATGTTGTTGCTAGTTCATATGCAAAATCACTTTGGGGTGGGGCTTCGAGTGAACTAAAAACATTTTTTACAAGTTCATTGCAAACAGGAGGTTCACCTTCAAGTTCAAACTCATATTATTATGAAGTTTGGGGTTCTTCATCACTAACTTGCAATGACGAAAGAATGTTTTCTGTTGCATATGGAAATATGGCAGGTTCTGGTTCCTTGTATCTTGATCCAATAGATACAACGTCTGGAGATGCTCCTTCAAAATCAATATTTAGTCAATTTAAACTGATGTGTTTGGATGGAGACGAGGAGGGATTTTTATTATCTGGATCTACAATTCCATCGGAACATATTTATGCCATATCTATAAATCGAGATAAATTTGGAAATAGAATAGATCCTGGAAATTTTCAATTAAATTTAGTTGGTTTGAGTGGTAGTGGAAAGGCAAATAATGTTCATACTGGAAGTAATGTCCAAGTATCTGGTTCTAATCCAACATTTATATCATTGATTGATGATTCTGGTGATTCAACTCAAAGAGCAGTTGATTCAAATCCAGATTTTATATCAAGACCAAGATTTATTGTTAGTGGAAGTATATCAAATGGTGTATACAATCCAAACAATCCTGATTGTTATGGTATTATTTATCCAAGTTTGGGCGTTATGATTCTTGATGCAGACGTATTGAATGATAAACTAGGATTTAATACTGTAACCGGTAGTAACATTGCAGGTGATAATGCTTTTAAATTGTTTACTTCAATCAGTGGTTCTGCATCAAATAAAGATTTTGGATTTATTGCAAGATCTATTGATGTTAAAAATGAATCATCATACTACATAAACATAATGCCTTCGAGATTTGGTTATGCAACTAATAATCCAACATATGTTCTTCCAGCTGAATCTCCTGATCCTGAATTTCCAACCGATAGTCAATTACGAGGAACCGGTATAATAAAAGAAGAAGAATGGCGTTCATTGGGAAATCCACCAAACCCACCACAGGCAAGTATAGTTTATATTACTACGATTGGTTTATACAATGATGATAAGGATTTACTTGCAGTTGCAAAATTAAATAGACCCGTTAAATTTGAAGGTACACGTGATTTGTTAAATATCATAGTAAAATTGGAGTATTGATATTATGAGTTTTAGTTTCAAAGAATTTTCTCCGGATTCTATATCCACCAATCAACGAGAAGTAGTTACTGCACCATTATGGTCTAATTCACAAACAACATTAACTGCAGTTTTTACCAGTTCTGTTCAATCGAGTAATGAACAACGATATTATTACGATATATTCAATAGCCAATCAAATGCACAGGGTGCAGAGTCACAATTTAGTATTGCATATGGACACGTTGATGGGAGTGGTTCTGGAACTGGTTCTTATGGGCAAAATTTATTAGACTATCCAACAAAGGCAATCTATTCACAATATAGACAATTGTTATTAAATGCTAGTGAAACACTTTTTAAATTTAGTAATGATGAAACTTCTAAATATATTTATGTTGTAAATATAAATCGATCTAGATATAAAGACAGAATGGACACAAGTACATGGCAATTAAATTTGGCAAAATTAACTTCACCTGGAACACTTGCTAGTCCAAGATCTATAATTTCTCTTATTGATGACTCTGGTAATTCATCAACAGAACTTGCATCACAAGGTGGTAGAGTTTACAATGTTGTTAGTGGAAGTATTGCAGACGGCGTGAAGGTCGGAGATGCAACACCATACGGATTATTTTATCCAGATTATGGTGTAATTATTTTAAATGGTAATGCACTTGATGTATCGGCATCATTTTTTACGGAAAACAATCCATCAACTGGATTGTATGCTCAAGATAATACAAAAAGATTTTTTACTTCCATAAGTGGTGCTATTGCATCTAATCCATCATCATTTGGATTTAAGGCAAACACAAGTGAAGTGTTAAATTCAACATATTATTTTGCTAGATTGCAAAATAATGAATTTAATTATTCAACAAATCCGTCATTTTATTCCAGTAGTGCTAACATATTAAAATGGCCATCAATGTATGATAATCCAAGAACTTATGTAACTACTGTTGGATTATATGATGATTTTCAAAATTTGCTAGCTGTTGCAAAATTGAACAAATCTGTTGCAAAAACATTCGATAAAGAACTTGTTATTAAAATAAAAATAGATTATTAAGGTAAATTATGGCAGACGTATTAGGCGCATTTAATGGTATGGGTTTAAACACCGTAAGAGCAGGAATGATTGCGGTTAGAAATTCCAATAGAACTAGTCTAGATGATGTTATCAGTTCGTTAAGAAGTTTGCAAAGCACTGCATCTAGAGCTTATGATCAGTCTGTTATCACAAATGGACCTAACTCAAATGCAACTCGGGCTGCTAAAGATACAAGAGATGCATATGGTAAATTCATAACTGCATTTAATATTTATTTTAGATATTTGGGCTCTAGGTCTTCATTGATGGAAACTTTTGGAAATTGGGCAGACAAAAATCCAACATTTAAACAACAAAGACAGGGACTTACATACCCATACGGTGCAACTACCGAATCATACATGAATTTCACAGATTTATTGACATTCATGCCATTAAACGCTCCTGGTTCAGGTGGTGTAACAATAACAGGTGGTGGTGGTATAATGGTTGATCCAAGAACTCTCACCGGCGGTGGTATAACTATATTCAATAATCCGATTGGAACTGGTAGTTTCGTTGCAGGTGGTGGTACTATAGATCCTTTCGTTGATCCAAATTTTACAGGATCTCGTTTGCCAACGGATGATGGTGCCGATGACAGGGATTTAATAGGTCCTGATAAACCAAATGATCCTGTTGTTGTAATAAATACACCAGTGTCATGTCAAAATCCTAGATATTGGATAAAGGTATCAAGAGACGAAATTAGAACTGAAAGAGTTTTGGTGGGACCTGACGGATTTGATAAATTTGATATAGGTTATCCTTGTGTATTAAATGTTGAAATTTATAGATGTTGTGAACCTGTAACTGTTCCTGGTTTGTCTTTAACTTCACAACAGATAACAACATACAATTCTACATATAATCCAGGAAAAGCACAACAAGTTGCAGCATTTAGTGTTACTGGTAAAAACGCGTGGGTACACGAACCATGTAATGTATCAGAAAGATTTCCAGGTGAAGGCTTCTTAAAGGGTAAGGGAAAACTTTTCTATACTTGGTATTTTGATTTAGAAGATGTCATTAAAGCAACATATTCTGCTTTAAACTACACACCGTCTGCACAAAGAACCGCTGGTATACCAACAACATTATTGTCAGAAATTCATTCAGTAATGGCTACAACTAGAAGTCCATTTGTTGCTGGTAAAAATATAACTCAATCAAATCTATGCATTTCATCTCCACTTGGTATTCGTGGAACATACACATCTGCTGGATATAATTCATCAAATGCAATAGATTCTTTGGCAAGATACTATGGTTTGAAACCTGGATTTCCTGCTCCTGGAAGATTGTTACCAACTTTTGATTATCTTGGTTACAAACCAATAGAAGATTCAACAACAAGTAGTACCTATAAGTCTGCTGGAATTATTGAGGCATTATTGATTCAACTTGAAATATCTTCAATGATGAATTTATGGTCACTTGCACCATCTGCATATCAAAATAATTGGAGTACACGATATAAAGATACAACCGTTCTTCTTTGTAAAGGTTTAACAGAAACGGCAAGAGAGTGTTTCGGATCAGCACCAGAACCAGTTGTAGATGACTGCACAAAACCTTGGAAAGGCAATGGCGATATGCTTGGTTGGTGGAACTTTAGAGAACAAGTATCGAATGATTTCCAAGATATTCAAGATAATGTAAATAAAGAAACATATAAAAATGGTTTATATGAATCACTAATACTTGCACCAGGCAGAGTAGATGGTGCAGTTCAAACGGTTGTTGGTAAAAACTTTATTTTTAAAGGAAGCACTGTTGTATCGAAACAAATTGTAAGAACCGAAAAAAGAACAATAGATAGAAATATAGCTGGTTCTGATTGTTGGGCTGCATATTTTGATATAAACAAATATAGAATAAAAAGATTAAGAAAACATTACATAGAGTTATACTGTGTTAGTGGTGCAAAAATAGACTACATATCGTCATATGATTCTAATGGAAGACCTGTGATGTCACCAATTCCAAATGAAGCGGAAAGACGTAGGTTAAACAATACTACATTTTCAAAAAGTGAAACTGGAAAATATGTTTCAACAATGGTGATGCAACAATTTGGAACAAGAAATCCAAAAATAGAAACGATAGGACCAAATATAGGACAATGGTATATTTGGACAGAGGGACAATATGATATAATTAACGGTCAAACCGGCATGGCAGAATTTGCGGATGGTTTGCCAAAAATGGGAAGTATTGGGATAAACAAAAATTCAAATTGTATTCCTAAAGAAGAATGTAAATATATTGGTTGGCAATTAGACACAAGTAATCCTTGTGGGTGTGTTGATATTGAAGTGTATAATTGTTATGACCTTTATACGGGATTTACATATTACGATGAAAACGGTAAACCAGTTGTAATTCAGGATATACGAGAACCAAAAGATTTTGGAAATACATACTCAAAATATATGCTTCCACCTGGTTACAAAGTAACTGGAGAACAACCATCTTTAAGTCCTGAGTGTAATGAATCGTCTATCAAGATATATCATCCATTGCTTTTTGGTCAAGATGTTATTCGTGGAAGTAAAAAGAACATAATGATGGGATTATTTAATTCATCTCAATCATTATCTTGTTATCACACAAGTTCAACACAACACGTTTCATCGAAAGAATATTATTATGAAATAACTGATTGTGATAACTGTAATAAAAAGGCATATTATTCGGTTGCGTATGGGCATAAATTTGGTTCTGGATCTTTAAGTATAGGTTATGATTACAGTGATAGTCCATCACGAGCAATCTATGGTCAAAACAAATTGTTGTGTTTGGATCCTCCAGAAAATACATTTAAGTTCTATAATAATGGAACTGAAAATAATTCAAGTGATATTTATGTCATAAATTTCAATAGAGACGGTTTAAGTCATAGAATTGATCCTGGAAATTTTGAAATAAATCTTGCAGAATTAAGTGGAAGTGGCAAGGCAAACAATATTCATACTGGAAGTAATGTTCAAGTTTTTGGATCAAATCCAAAAATACTTCGACTAATAGATAACTCCGGTGATTCAGACGATTCTCAATTCTGTGTAGAGTCGCCATTGACAAGTTATGATTTGGTCAGTGGTAGTATAGAAGATGGTGTTCATAGTTCAGGAACCGGAACAACAATTACAACTTATGGGAAAGTATATCCAAATTTGAATATATTGATACTTGATGGTTCAAAATTAAATTCATATTTGAGTTTTAATAGTGTAACTGGAAGTAATATTGCGGGTGATAATCCATTTAAGTTACACACTGCAATAAGTGGTGCTGCTTCTGTTGGTTATCCAATGAAGGCAAGAAATGTTAGAGAGAAAACAACAAATCATTATTTTATCAGAATACCGTCAATGCATGCAAATTACAGCACAAATCCAACATATGTTACCGAAGATATAACAAGAGTTGGTGCATTAAAATATGATTGTTTTGTTGAAAATCCTGTAACATACATAACTTCTATTGGTTTGTATAATGCAAAAAGAGAATTGCTTGCTGTTGCAAAATTAAGTAGACCTATACAAAAAAGTCTTGAAAATGATGTTCTAATTAAAATAAGATTAAATTGGTAATTTATGACAGAATCGAACATACTCAGATCTTTAGGTGAATATATTATTAAAACATTGCCAGATAAAAAGCAAACCAATAATGATATGTATATCCACTATGATGCTCTTGCTGAATATTCAGAGGAAAGAATGGTAACTACACAAGAGGCAATGAATCTTGCTGCATATAATGCATTGCAAATATTTGATGAGTTGTATAAAAATAAAAAATTTATACTATATCCAGGTGATTCTGGAAATCCAGATAGTTATATCGAATACATAGAAGGGATAGATGAGGCGATAAATAATTTAAAAGATTTAGAAACAAATATATTAAACGCATTAAATTCAGAAGATGTAGAAGAATTGATAACACCTTATCTGTTTTTAGATTTTGATGAAGAAATTAAGGGTTAATACGAATTATGTTAAATTCACTATTAACAAATAGGTATCTTTTAAATTTAATAAAAGAATATGTTCAATTTCAATATGAAAATAATACTCACATTGGAGCGTCAAATGGTGTACTACCATCATACACATATACATTCAATGAAGATGTTTTAAGACCAAACGTAATTTTTAAAGATAATGCACCAAACCTAAATGGTAACAGTAAAATTTTCAAAAATTTGGTCAATAATTCTGACGAGTATAGACCATTTGTTTTATCAGTTCCAATAATAGATTATCACACACTAGGATTGTTTAGTTGTAATAAAAATGAAAGATTGCGTTTTATCTATTCTGGATCAGCAACTCCAAATCATTCAAATTACTATTTACCAGTATACAACAAAGTTGTTTCATCAGTTGATGCTCACCATGAATTTGATATTTCATATGCACATATATCTGGATCTGGTTCATCATACATAGAAATAGATGGTGACTATGAAACAGAATATCTACCATCAAAGACAATGTATAGAAAATATATGTTAGAATGTTTTGATACTACAAATGGTAAATTTAAATTTAAAAATGATAAAAATGGAGATCATTTTTACATATTACAATTTGGTAGAGATTCTTTCAAAGACAGATTGGATCCAGGAAATTTTCAAATAAGTTTAGCGGCATATCCATCGTTTTTAACCGGAAGTGGCTTAACATTAACATCAGAACAAGTTGCATCTGCAAGTAAATTATTTACAATAATAGACAATAGCACAGATGGAAACGAATATGTTACTGAAACTGAAGAAGTAAAAGATTATTATTATTTAGTATCTGGATCTTTACAAGACGGAATATATGACGAATCTAATGCAGATGGTTGGGGTGTTATATTTCCAAATAAAGGCATTGTAATTTTAGATGCAAATGTTTTGGATAATTCATGTTCATTAGATACGGTAACAGTTTCAAGTAGCGGAAGCAATTCACATAAATTGTTTTTATCAATAAGTTCATCACTCGTTCCATTAACATATACTCCTTACGGAAGTATACGTCAAAATACTGGATCCTTTTTTGCAAGGTCTATGGAAAAAAGAATAGTTGAAACTTATTTTTGTAGAGCGATGCCGGGTGAAATGATATATTCTAATAATCCAACTTATATGTCTGGAAGCACAGAAAATGTTAAGTACAAATATTTCCAAAGACAAGGTGGTGCTTTCATAACAACAATTGGTTTGTATAATAAACAAAGAGAATTGATTGCAGTTGGTAAATTGAAAAAACCACTTTTTAGAAAAAATAATGTTGAAACTATATTTCAAGTAAGAGTGAGGTTAAACTGATGTCTTTTCAATTTGGAAATAAAATAAGTCTTGCTTGGAAAAAATTAAAATCCGGTGAATATACTGTAAGAGAATTTCAAGTAAATAAATTATGGGAATTATCCTCATATTCAGCATCACCAATTGATTATAGAAAAACTGAACTTGGTTTGTATAGAACATTTTTTCCAGAAAACTATAAATATTTTGGTCAAGTTGCAAACGTTTCATCATCTTTATACGAAAGAGTTTTTACAACACAAAGTTTGGATCCAAAAGTTTTGTGGTATTACATGGATCACAATTATTACTCTCCAGTGACAACACAAAAAACACCATTAACTATAACAGATGATAATTTGATTGCAAATCACTATTTGAGTGGATCATTATTTGTCATTCCACGTGATATGTTCGGTGAGGGTATAAAAAAGAAAACTGTTGAGATAACAATTTACGATGAAGCAACAGGTTCTATGAACTATGTTATTACAGATGATGGTCGTGGTAATTTAATAGATAATTCTTTTGATTCTACAAAAATTATCGATAGAACTTATGAATTACTTTACGTTGGTTTCAACGATAAATACAGAGAATATAATGTTTCTAAAAATTACAAAACTGATTATGTTGTTGATGAATCCCCATTTTACAATACGTTAAAAATAAAAAACAAACGATACATCAGATACGAGAATGGAATAGAAACAAATGATACAAATGAAGAAACTGGAACATCTGCATATTTTAACGGAACATATTTGTCTGTAAATGAAAATCAAAGATTTAATTTTCACAGAGGTAGGGATTTTGCATTTAGTTTTTGGGTAAAACTTCCAGAAAATCAAACAGATACCACATACACATATAATAGTTTGTTTGATAAAAAAACAATGGAAGATGTTATTGTTGATAATCCTACAAATCCGATGAATACAGCTAATTCTGACAGCGGAAATTTAGTAGAAATGGCAACAAATTCAAAAAAATTTCCGTTTGACATTTACTTAAACAATCAAACATCTGGTGAAAATAGAACGATAACTTTTAAACAAGGTTCGGAATTGATTTATTCAGAAGTTTCTTCATCTACTTTAACTGCAAATGAATGGCATCATATAGTTTGTCAAAAAACTGGAAGTAATTTTCAAATTTGGGTTGATGGTATATTAGAAAATTCACAAAATAAAATAATAACAACGGTTGTTGAAAATAACAATAAATTTTATATTGCTGGAAATGGAACTGATTTTGGAAAATTTAACGGAAATTTGGATGAAATCAGAATATATCGAAATGCATTAACATCAACTGAAATATCAAACTTATATGATAATAGTTTTGAACATGGGTATGCGTACCAAACGTCCAGAATTGGTAATGTATTTTATGGGCATGGTATAATGTGTGTTTCTGATCCAAGACCGAAATACAAAAATGTTTTTTTAGGAAAAACTGGTAACTATGATTATGATAGTGGTAAGAATGGATTTACACTAAAATTTAGAAGCACTGTTACATACTGGCAACACGAAGTTATATGTAAAATAAGAAAAAATGAATTTAATTTTACACAAAATGTAAGTCTTTATACGAATCCAGAAATGGGTTCTATGCTAACCGATACATACGCAACAAATCCAAATTTTAATCCGTATGTAACAACTATTGGTTTGTATAACAACAATAGAGAATTGGTTGCTATTGGTAAGTTTGCAAATCCTATTGAAAAAAGAGATGACGTTGATATGAATTTTATAGTAAGGTTTGATATTTAATGCGTAGAAATCAAGTTGCGATAAAACATGGGTTTCGTAGTGGGTTGGAAGATAATGTAAATGATTTTTTAAAAGAAAGTAAAAAATCATTTAGTTATGAAACTGAAAAAATATCCTACATACAACCAGAGACCAAACACAATTACACACCGGATTTTGTTCTAACAAAAATATCTGGAAGTAAAATGTATATTGAAACAAAGGGACGATGGGTAAAAACAGATAGATTAAAATTTGATTTGATATTCCAACAATATCCTGATATAGATATTCGTTTTGTGTTTCAAAATCCTAATGCAAAGTTATACAAGGGAAGTAAAACAACTTATGCCCAATACTGTGACAAGAAGGGTTGGCTATGGGCAAAAAAAGAAATACCGGAAGATTGGTTAAAAGAATGCTTGTAATTGTCACAAATTTTTACTATATTTGTGACAATTATTATTTTACATAAAGTGTGTTTATGATTAACTACGATTTGTTATCACTTGTAGAAAAAGTTCTCGGTAAAGGTAGAAGAACATCTGGCAACAACTATTCATTCTTCTCACCATTCATCAGTCATTACAAACCAAAACTTGAAATAGATTTATCAGTAAACAATAATGCAGAGAACGCATGGCATTGTTGGGTTAGTAATGCTAAAGGTAGAAGTATTGTTTCTCTTTTCAAAAAAGTAAAAGCAGGTAAACAATACCTAGATGACCTAAATAAAATACTCAAAACAAAAAACCTATACATTCAAAATACAAAAGTAGAACAAGAACAACTAACTTTACCAAAAGAATTTATCAGTTTGTATCAAATCCCAAAGATAAAAGATATTCAAGTAAAAATGCAGATGAAACAGGCATTGAATTATTTGAAATCAAGAGGAATTGGTAGAACTGATATTTTGAGATATGGTATTGGGTATTGTCCGAGTGGAAACTATTCTGGCAGAATTATCATCCCATCTTACGATGACAATTTCAATCTAAACTTTTTTGTTTCTCGTTCTATATTTGAAGAAGACGTGTTAAAATATAAAAATCCAAAATGGAGTAAAGATGTTATTGGATTTGAGAGTTTCATAAATTGGGAAGAACCTGTTACGATTGTTGAAGGTGTCTTTGATGCAATTACTGCCAGATACAATGCAATTCCATTATTCGGCAAAATAATTCAACCAAGACTTATGGAAAAGATATTGTTGCGTAAACCACCAAAAGTAATTGTTGCACTTGATAACGATGCAATACATGATGCAATAAAAATTTCATCCAAACTACTATGTGAAGGTATCGAAGTATCAATGGTTAAGATGGAACAAAAAGATATAAATGAAATGGGTTTCAAAGATTTTGTTGGTGTTAAACAAGAAACAAAACCCACAGACAGTTATGATATTATTAAACAGAGGATATTATATGCTTAAAGAAACATTATGGGCAGGCGGACTTTCCCGTGTTGATACCATATTACATATTGCTGATGTTCACATTCGTAATCTTAAAAGACACGAAGAATATCGTAGTGTATTCCAAAAACTTTATGATATTTGTAGAAAGAAAGTTGAAGAAAATAAAAATACTATAATCTATCTTGCAGGTGATATTGTTCATGCAAAAACAGATATGACACCTGAATTAGTTTCAATGGTTACTGAATTTTTAGATACACTTTCGAGGATTGCACCAACGGTTTTGATTGCAGGAAATCACGACTGTAACTTGAACAACATGAGTAGGATGGATGCACTTTCACCGATAGTTTCTCTTATCAATGATGAGTTTAATACTCTTTTTTATTTGAAAGAAACTGGTGTATATGAACTTGAAAATGTTGATTTTGTTGTAAACTCTGTTTATGAGAATCCTGAAAATTTCATTTTGGCAAAAGATGTTAATAGTGGCAGTAAAACGAAAATAGTTTTATACCACGGACCAGTTGATAGGGCAGCAACTGATGCGGGTGTTCTTATGAAACACAATCAAGTAAAGGTTGAAATGTTTGAAGGATTTGATTATGGTCTATTTGGTGATATACATAAGTTTCAATATCTTGATGTTGATGGAAAGTTTGCTTATGCGGGTTCACTAATTCAACAAAACTATGGTGAAGGATTAACTCACGGTATAATTGAGTGGGATATTAAAAATAAGAAATCCAAGTTTATTGAAATTGAAAATGATTGGTCGTATCATACTATTGATGTTGAAAACGGAAAGATAAAAAAACTACCAACAAAATTTACAAAATACAATTCAATTCGTTTGAGAATAACAAACACACCCCATTCGGAAGTCAATCAGATAATGACTGATTTGAAATCAATGACGAATGTTATAGACATCAGAACACAACACATCGTTGGTTCTAGCAATGGTAATGTACAAACAAAAGTAAATCCAATAGGTAAAATTCGTGACATTGAATATCAAAACAAATTGATTACAGACTATGTTAATGATAAGTTTTCTGTATCAGACGAAATACTTGAAAAGATAAGAAACATAAATCGTAATGTAAACACAAAAATATCAGAAAGTGATGTTGTTCGTAATCTTGTATGGACGCCAATTTCATTTGAATTTGATAATATGTTTTCTTATGGTAAAGGAAATCGTATTGATTTTTCAAACATGAATGGGGTTTATGGATTGTTTGCACCAAATGCAAGTGGTAAGTCCTCATTATTAGATGCTCTCATGTTCTGTCTATTCGATAAGTGTTCAAGAACATTTAAGGCGGCACAAGTTCTTAATAATAAGAAAGAAAATTTCCAATGTAAACTACATTTTATGATTGGTGATAAAAATTATTACATTAAGAGAGTTGCAACCAAAGAAAAGAAAGGAAATGTAAAAGTTAATGTAGATTTTTGGTATGAAGAAAATGATGATTTGGTTTCTCTGAACGGTGAAGACCGAGATACAACAAATTATGCAATAAGAAAATATATTGGAACTTATGACGACTTTGTTCTAACAGCAATGTCATTGCAAGGTAACAATACGAACTTTGTTGATAAGGCACAGAAGGATAGAAAAGATTTATTGGCACAATTTTTTGACTTAAATCTATTTGAGGAACTGAATACTATTGCAACTGATGAAGTGAAGGGATTGCAGGCATTGGTAAAAGAATTTAAGAAACAAGATTACTCAACCAAACTTGCCGATGCAAATGGTATTCATCAAGCAAATACCGTTTTATTAGAAGAAACGGTAGACCAGAAAGGTTATATCGAAAAGAAAATAGAACAATTAACAGATACAATATCGGAACTAAACAAGAAACTTATCCCGATTGATGACAATTTTTCTTCAAAATCTGTCCAATCATTATTAGATAAGAGATATTTATTAGATAGAAAGATAACTGATTTGACAAAGGAATTAACATCATTAGAAGATGAATTATCCGATGCCAAATCATCGTATGAGAAATATAGTGGTTTGGCGAAAGAGTTTGACAAAGAAACTCTTGTGGCAAATAAAGAAAGAGTTGATGATGTCCGAAACAAACTTACACAATTTGAGGCAGATTTAAGAAGTGTGAAGTTGAAAGTTCAACATTGTCAAGATAAAATTGATAATTTGAAAGACCATGAATATGATCCAAATTGTCAATTCTGTGTAAATAATGTATTCGTAAAAGATGCAGAAAAAGCAAAATCACTTATATGGGGTTATGAACAAGATCGTGATGAATTGATTTTTGAAATTAAAAGTCTTGAAAAAGAATTTTCAGAAAGTTCATCCGTATATGCCGAATTAGAAAAATTACACAGTCTTGAAAACAGTGGTTTCAAATATGAAAAACAAATTTACTCGGTAGAAAAGAGTATTTTTTCAGTAAAGGAAGATATTACAAAAATTAACGAAGAACTATCGATAATTGATAGTCAAATTGAAAAGTTAAAAGAAAATGAAGACACTATAGATCAGAATGCGAAAATTCAATTAAAAATTGCTGAATTAGAAATAGAAAAGCATAGAAGTTTGAAAATTGAATTGAAAGAGATTGATGAAAACATTTTGGAATATAGTGGAAATGTTAAGGTTAGTGAAAAAATAATAAACGAATGTGAGGTTTCAATTAAAAAGTTGAAAGACTTAGAAAACGAATATGAAGCATATGATTATTATTTGAAGGCGGTAAATAGAAACGGTGTTCCGTATGAATTGATTAGTAATGCTTTGCCAAGTATTCAAGAAGAAACAAATAACATATTGGCAAACATTGTAGATTTTCAAGTTCTATTTGATACGGATGGTAAGAGTATAAACACTTATATTGTTTATGACAATGACCGTTTTTGGAATTTAGAATTGTCAAGTGGTATGGAGAAATTTATTTCATCACTTGCAATCAGAACGGCATTGATACAAGTTTCGTCTTTACCGAGACCAAACTTTATTGCCATAGACGAAGGATTGGGTGTCATGGATCCAACAATAATGGCAAACTTTTCTTTGTTCATGGAGTATTTGAAAACACAATTCGAGTTTGTTATACTTATATCACACATAGATAGTGTTCGTGATATGGTAGATGCTCACATTGAGATTAAAAAAGAAAATGGTTTTTCTAAAATAGAGACATAATATGATAGAAAAGAAAAGGTTAAAAAGAAATTACATAGATGTTCAGACTAATATTGACGATGATGGTAACTTATCAGAGGGGATATTAAACATCACAGACTTACCAGAGATATTATCTGCTGGTAAAAATCTTTTTAAGTTTTCACCAAATTTTGATGTTGTTGATATTGGTTATCCGTTATACATAGAGATTCTAGATTCAGGTGGGGATCCAATATTTCACGAAGTTTTGGAATTTCAAGAAAAAGATGATTCAATAAATGTTGTTGTTTATGTATATGAAACAACAAATCCAGGTGATTGTACTCTAACAATTTTATCAACCATATTTGTTGATAGAGACGGCAACCCATTAAATTCAGATGAAATAACTGATCAAAATTACAAGTATACCCATTCTTTGAAAATAAATACAAAGAAAAAAAATCAATCTCAAATAATATATTCAAAATATCCACAAGTTACTATAAGTGAAAAAAGATATTCGATTCTAGAAGAAAAGTTTGATCCTAATAAACAAATAACAATAAGTGGATCAGCAGATTACTTTCTATCGGATGAAAGAGTTCCTATATTGCGGGCAAGAAATGATTTATTTAAAAAAGAATATGAAAATGGAACGATTTGGTTTCCGTATTTATCAGATGAGGTATTGCCTGTTTTCAATACAATAGGTTTTTCATATACATCTAGTATTCAACGAGTATTAACACCGTATCAGTTATATTTAAATTCTCCTTTGTATGCATCGAGTTCAAGAAATTTAAATGATGAACTGATTTCTTCAATAAATCAACCATATTATATTACTTACAATAAAATACCAACGGAAAGAAATGCAACAAAAAATATAAAGTCTTTTGCTGTAGTTGATATTTTTGGTTTAGAACCGGATTCCGGTCATGTATCCCGTATAAAAGTATTTGGAAAAAGTGCAACAAAACCAAATCAATCTTATGAGTTGTTTTATGATGGAGAAGTTTCACAAAAAAATTATCTTGTTAGTTCTTCAAATTATTTTGTTGAAATTCCAATAGGTGTATTTTCGGATAAAATATCTGTATATGATTTTGAAACAAAAACAACATCATCCATAGATCCATATTCATTTTGGCAAACAACTTCTATAAAAGGGGCACCATCTGCAAAAATTGCATCAAGTAGCAATTATTTGTTGAATCCAATATCAATAAAACCAGATAATGTTTTATCCGGTAATCAAGAAATAATATTAGAACAAAAATCAGAATACTCTGCTAAATTCACTGATAATGTGGTATACAGTTTGATTTTTGATTATTCAGTTGAAGGGAATAAATACGATAATAGAGAACCTTTATTAAACATTTATGCAAGTGGTAGCTCATTTGTTAGTAATACCGAATATGGAGCATTCGTTGCCGAAGTTCCTTTAACAAACAAAGATGATAGATTTGCACTCGATTATTCTGTAAAACTTCCAGTAAATGGTGTTGGTGATGGTATTATTAGATTTTTAATGAGAGATGGAACATCTGTATCTAATATAAGAATTTTAAGTGAAACTGATTTTGGATTTACACCAAATATTGCTAGACTTTATGTTCCGATAAAAATAGATCATAGAAATGAATTTTTAGATTTCAAAATAGAATATTTTAATGATTCACTTCAACAATCAAATATAGTAAATGAAATTTATAGTGTATTTTTTCAAGGTGGAAATTTTTACATATTTGGCGATGATTCTTATGTAACTGGTTCACAAGAAGTAGGTGATAATTCCGTAATAAAATCGGAAGGATATAAGGGACTTGATGAAGCAAAGAAAAATGTTTTAGAAAACAATCCATTGTATTACTATTATAGAACAACAACAAGAGGTATAAATTCTCTCTATGTAAAAAATAATGACAATACTTTGTGGGCTTGGGGATATAATGTATCTGGTCAATTAGGACTTGGTGATAAGGTAAATAGATCATCACCCATTCAAGTTGGAACTTTAAAAAATTGGGCATCCGCATCTGCAGGTGATGAATATACGATTGCTGTTAAAACTGACGGGACAATTTGGGGTTGGGGATCAAATACATATAGACGAGCAGGAATTACTGGATCTGGAGCTGCGTCTACAAGTTCTCCGGTTCAAATTGGAACAGAAACAAATTGGAATAAAGTTTTTGCAGGCACAAATCATAGTTTAGGTATGAAACGTGATGGATCACTTTGGGCATGGGGCAGAAATAACAATGGACAACTTGGTTTAAATGATATAACAACAAGGTCATCTCCAGTTCAAGTTGGAACGGAAACAAATTGGAAGGATGCCGCAGTTGCTCAAGCTACAACAGTTGCAATAAAAAATGACGGAACACTTTGGTCTTGGGGCTCTAATGATTCTACTTCTGGACGAAGAACAGTGGAAACGCCAACCGTAGTTAATCGAAGTTTGCCTGTACGAATAGGAACTCTCTCAAATTGGACATCAGTTGTTGGTAATCAATACCATTATATTGCATTAAATACATTAGGAGAATTATGGACATGGGGTGAGGGTGGTAACGGTGTATTAGGACAAATTACGGATAATTTGGCAAAATCATCTCCAGTTCAAATTGGTACATTAAAGACTTGGGTTTCTGCATCCGCAGGTAAATTTCATAGTCTTGCAGTAAAAAATGATGGCACTCTTTGGGGTTGGGGTTACAATTTTAGAGGTGCACTTGGACAAGGTGATGTAATATCTAGATCATCTCCTGTTCAAATTGGAACTGGATCAAATTGGTTGTATACTCATGGTGGACAAGATTTTACATTTGGAATAGACCGAAGTGGAAGTTTTTATGCTTGGGGAGATAATGAATTTGGACAACTTGGACTGGATAGTACAACCCATTATTCTTCATCGATAACAATTTCAACTGCATCGGTTAGAAAACTTACATCATCGTTATTTGGTTGGTCAATGCATGTTGGTGATCCGTTCAACGTTGGTATTGTTCAAAATAATGTTCAATTCATAAATGAAGCCGGTGATTATTTGGATTTCCAATCGTATCCTGCTAAACTTGATATGACATTTATTGGTACAAGTTCAAAATTGAGCATTATAGGTGAATCTGCATCTTTGTTTTGGGATGGTGATAAAATAAAAATTAGTGGTGTAGAAATAACAGCATCTGGAATAACTGGATCAATATCCCCATCTTCATTACCGGCGGGTCTTGTATCTGGATCGCCACAAACACTTGAACACTTATATGGAACGAATGTTGTTTCAAGTTCTAATCAGAGATTTGTTTTAGGATTGGCAGAATCAGATTCACCCCGTTTTGCTAATCTAACGATTGATGGTGATTTAACTGCAAGGCAATATATCGTTTCATCATCAGTTTATATTGTAACCCAATCATTCAGTAGTGGTTCAACTATATTTGGTGATGATATACTGGATACTCATCAATTTACTGGTTCGGTATACATTAGTGGAAGTTTATTTGCAACTGCATCAAATGCTATTAGTTCTTCGTATGCACTAACTGCATCTTATTTTGCTGGACTCATTACTGGTCAATTTACCGGTTCATTGACAGGTTCTGTAACCGGTTCATTTATAGGCGATGGTTCTGGATCATTTAGTGGTTCTCATTGGGGCTATCATCAAGGAACTGCATCTCTTTCTGGTTCATTCGCTGGATCACTTTTAGGAACTGCATCAAATTCTGTAACATCATCATATTCTCTTTTTGCTTTGTCCGGTTCTTTTGCTAGTAGTTCAATATCCAGTTCATACTCTATCACCAGTTCTTTTGCAGGTAGTGTAGTTTCTGCATCTTTTGCTAGTAGTTCAATATCCAGTTCATATTCTATCACCAGTTCATATAGTTTGAGTGGTTCTTTTGCTAGTAGTTCAATATC